TCGTGGAAGTCCTTAGCGTAGCGGTTGAGCGTCTCTGCGTTGTAAAGTCTGTATGTCATAGTCGTTGCTATTTTGTGATGTGTCTATTAGCTCTCAAGTTGAAAGAGCGTGATGAAGGCCCACACAAGGCAGGCTGTCCCGAAGATGTTTATCGGGACAAGCCACCAGCGGAGCTCCCTCCCCTCTTGCTCGTCCTCCTCCAGCAGTGCGTATGACGTCGGACACGTAAGCAAGCCCAGGAAAAACAGGATGAAAAATTGAGTAGCCATGGTTAGTTATATGCCGAATATGGTTAAGCCTCCGGAAGGGTCACATACCATTGTGAACTTGGCGATGATGTTGAGGTTTTCCATGATCGCCATCGTAATCTCACCCATGTGGGGTAAGAAGGAGAGGCTTTGATGTACTGGTACAACCCTAAAACGGATGGGCACCTCATCGCCAGTGGTAGATATGAGTCTGATTGTCGATGGCCAATCCATCCGTATGGTCTTGCCTATATCCTGCATATCAATATCAAACTTGAGGTGCGCAAAGTCTAATCTTTTCACATCCTCTATACAGAGGTGCATGTTGTATTCGGAGGGCATTCGGTTATAAGACACCAGCCTGATAAGATTAGACTCCTCACTGACAAACTCAAGTCCTACGCATTGAGCACCATGTCTACTCCCTACATTGTCACCTGCTGCTGTTGTCCCAGCAAACACCAGCCCCTTGATCTTTTTAGTTTCTTCTACTCGTTTCATGTCCGTTTCGTTTTGGTGTTGTTCGATTTGACCCTCCTTCTCCATGAGAGGTCGGGGAGTGCGTTGTGGTCGTGATACCCGAGTGCGTGCTTCGACGCGTCCCATTCGGGAGTTGAACTCGGTGAGGCAGTCCACCATGGATTGGTAGACCTCGTTCTGCCCCTTGCAGCAGTCCCGCAGGGTCGCGTGGTCCTCGATCAGTTTAGCGATGTCGGACTTCAGACTGGCGTGCATGCTGTCGGAAAGGCGGATGCGAGAGTGGATAGCCCAAATGAAATAGGCTGCGGTCAGGGCGCATACTATGAGTAGGCCCAGTGTTACGTATGTCATCCGTTAAATCCTTTGATAGGTGTAGCGATGTGTTGGATAGCGAGGAGCAGCGCGTCGCGGTCCTCCTGGTTGGTGGCCCTTTGCTTGTGCTTGGGCAGTGTAAGTCGGTGGTGCTTGCATACCATCAGGAGCTCCTCGTGTGTGATCTTCCCGTTCTTCCCCTTCCACACCTTGCGGAGCGGAGGCTGGCAGATGAGCGGGAACTCGTAGTCGGTGATGAGGTCGCGAAGGATCTCTCCAACCATGGCGCAGCGTCCGACGTTGTAGCCCGTCTTGGCTATTGCCTGAGCTTGCACCTGTCCAACTATGTGTCGGTTGTGTGATGTCCCCCACACATTCTCGAGGACAAAGCGGTAAGAGTAGTCGGTGTCGAGATACTGCTCGTCCACCTCGTTGCGCCATTCCTGGAGCAAGCGTACGATCTTGGGGATTGTCAGCTGCTCCAGGTGGATAGTGCGGTCGGTGATGTTGATGCAAGCCCAGCCCGAGCCCTGAGTGTCAGGGTCGATGCCGATGATCAGCTGCTTCTTTGGGCGGGTGGTTAGGTCGTTGCTCATGGTCTGTACACCTCCTCACTCCCGTAGATACATGTCAGTCGAAATAAGACCGACTCGATGAAGTGTCGTCTGCACGCGTCTTGGTCTTCCAATGGACCTGTAAGAGAACTATTCAATAAGAGTTCGTAGTCCTTGCACCTCAAAGCAAAGTCTACCCTTTCCCCCTGCTTCCATCCTGGAACTTTGCTGAGAGCTATACTCAGATAGGCTTCACAAACTTCATCGAGATGCATGCTCAAGTCGAATTGAACGTAGCCGTCGGAAATAATCATATCGTAATCGAGGACCCTGAAAAGGTCCTCGATTGATATGCCCTTCCCTTCTTTCTTGCTTGCCTCCACAAGATCCAAGAGCTTCTTGGGCGTGCCCTTCTTCAAGCAGATAAGCACCTCATTGTGAAGATCCATAAGTCTCTTCGCTTCCTCCTTGCTCTTTTCACTCATGAATTTGAGGTTGGCGATCATTGTCTTTTTGTCTTCCATGTTCACCTGTTATTAGAATGGCAGATCATCAGCGACTCCCGCTTGTGGCGCGGGTGCTGGTTGTGGTTGCGCAGGGGCGGCAGCTGGAGCGGTGGCTACCTGCTGTGGTGCGGGCGCAGCTTGCTGTGCTCCTGTCTGTGTGATGTTCCACGCCTTGATCTCGGTGTACCATCGTCCGTTGAACTCTCGGCTATCGATGTCGACGGAGACCATCACGTCCTGCCCCACCTGCGGGATCTTAGCTACGTTGTCTCCGAAGAGTGAGATACATACCTTGCGGGGGTATTGCCCACCCTGCTCGAGGATGAACTCCTGCTTTTGCCATGGGTTGCCCGCCTTGGATGTTCCTGTTTGGATTGGGAGGACCTGTACGACCTTCCCACTGATATTCATTTCGCTCATATCGCTGTGTGATTAAAGTGTTGTCTGTTCTGTTACTCTGATGAGGTAGCCTCTACGGACAAGCTCGTCAGGGGATAGATCGAGGAGGCAGTCGGAGGTGTCTGTGCTCGACACGTTGCGCCTTTCCTCTTTCAGGGCATTTGCCTTAGTGAGTCGTCGGTACTTGCCTGCGATAGCTTGATCGTGGAAAGTGCACCCCGACTCTTCCTTGTACTTTCGGATGCACCCCATAAGGCCAAGCTCGGGCGATCGCTCGAGCATCACGATGATCTCGTCGATGATTGACGCTGGGATCACTCCATACCCTGCAGGCTTCCCACCTTGATGCTCGATGTACCTCGGGTGATGCGTCAGCTTGTGGCAGATGTGGTGACGGGAATAGCCGTCGTACCTCTTTGCGGCCATCCTCGATGCGGGTGTGGGTCGCATGCCGCCATCGATCACCAGCTGTAAGGCGTAGTCTACGATCTCCTCGAGAGGTGTGTTTCGCTCGATCATGGTTAAGACTGGCTGATAGGTCGTAGCATCTTGCCCCGTTGCCATCGCTCTTGTATCTCCTTCTCTGCAGCGGAGACGTCGGCCTTGCACTGCTTGAGCTTCTCCGAGAAGTAGGCGTGTACCTTTGGTGTCGTGGATCTACCGATGATTGCAGGGAGTGCTTCGATGTGCACATTGAGGTTGCGGATGCGATCCCGCAGGTCTTTGTCTGTGAGTTCGTCGAAGTTGTTGAAGTTGTAGCAGATGTCTTGCATAAGCGTTTGAGGTTATGACCTCGGCTGTGCTGACGCCAGTCGGTGGTCTGTTGATGATAAGTGGACTATGACGCAGTCGCCCTGGATGCGAGAAGCGGTGCGGTCGTCGTAGAGGTTAGGGCCGCTCAGTGCGTCGGGTGGATAGTTGCTTGTGATGACCATCGGTCGGCTAAGACGCTCTCCGTGCTGGTCGCTACGTCGGCAGATGATTGACGCTATGACGCTTGATCGTGAGCCGTAGTACTGCGCCTCCTTGGGCTCTGCACCGAGGTCTCCGATGTGCAGGACAAAGCGACCTTCGTCGAGGTACTTCCCCGTCTCCTGGTAGTGGGCGGTGTAGTCCCTGGCGTGGGTCTCGCCATGGGTGGCACTGCTCCACAGCAGGGGGAGGTATGCCACGCTCCACTTGTCTCGGTCCCTGTCGTACTTCCAAAAGGGGCGGTGCACCCCGACGATCTCGGAGAGGCGTTGAAGTAGTCGCACCAGCATGGTCTTGCCCGATCCAGTCGGACCCCACACGTACAAACCTCCGAAGGGGTTAGTGCAGGACGGGGAAGCGAGTAGCCAGGCGAGTGCTTTGCGGTATGCCTGGATCTCGTCGGGCGATAGGTCGAAGGCTGGAGTCTCACGTCGTCCCAACTCGAGGAGGACGTCGAACGCGTCGTCGAAGGTGACGGGGTTTCTCATCAGCCGTGGCTCATACCCCTCGAAGGTGACAGGGTCGAGCGTTGCAAGCAGTTCTTCTTTCGTGAATGGCATTGTGTCGTTGTGTTAGTCGGGATAGTTAGCGTACTTCTCGGGGAAGTTGCGTTTGAGTACCGCTCGGTTGTCGTGGTCAAGAGCCAGCCACTTAGCCATGTCATCCTGTGGCGTGCTCGGTGGCGCGCTTCGCTCAGGGTGGTATTCGGCATTGGTGTAGGTTGGTCGAGATTGCGAAGCTCGGGGGAATAGCGACTGCCGTTTGGCGTCCTCTTCCTTCTGACGCTTGTGCCAGGTGACCAGCGCGCTCTTCCAGCTCTTCATCTTGTTAGGGCCAACGCGCCAGCCGTTGCTCTCGTAGTGGGCTATGAACCTCTCGGGGTCTACTGCATAGCCTAACCTCTCTACCTCGTCTCTGACTTCATCCAGGGAGGGAGGGGAAAAGCGCGTCGCTTTTTCCCCCTCTCTCTCTAAGTCTTCTTGTCTTATAGTCTTGGGGGCTTTGCCCCCCCTATTATCCCCCCCATTGACCTTACTTTTTTGGGGGTCTACCTTACTTCTACCTTCCTCGCTACCTTCCTCTACCTTACTTTCTACCTTGGTCGTACCTTCCTTTACCTTACTCTCTACCTTACTTCTACCTTCCTCTACCTTGGTGTCTACCTTACTTTCTACCTTACTTTTACCTTGGTCTACCTTACTTGTACCTTCCTCTGTACCTTCCTTTACCTTGGTGCTACCTTCCTCGCTACCTTCCTCTACCTTACTTTCTACCTTGGTCGGTCTGTACTTTCTACCACCCTTCGCCATGCGTTCGCGGGCCTCGGGAGATAGCTGTCGCTTAGCTCGGTAGGCTGCTGGTTCGTCGCTTGGGGCTTCCTCGGTGTGACTCTTCTTGATGACCCCCTCGTGGAAGTCTCGGAAGAGTCGTCGTGAGTAGAAGTATTCGCGGTCATCATCACCCATCTCGATGACGAAGAGATCGAAGTCATGTATGATCGACCATATCATGGAGTACTTCTTCGTGTGGATGAGTGCGGCTACGTAGTACTCGTCGAATTGCATTCGAGGCTCTTTGCCTTCGTCTGCTGATAGCTGGCTGAGGAGCTCAATGATGAGCCAGTAGTTGCCATAGCCCTCCGCGCCATGTACCGCCATGAGTCGTCGGAGCTTTAGGTCTAAGCTGGCATGAATATCGTGGCGAAAATATCTGTCGGAGCACATACACATTGTATATATGAGGTGTTACTATTTACGTCTCATCTTCTCGGCTCTCTTTTTGAGGTCGTTGAAGATCGTCGTGTCGAGGATTATTGTTGAGCGTCCTTCCTGGGTGAAGGCTTCGGGATAGTCTTTGATGCGTTGTCTGAGTGTAGCTGAGTTGCGTATGCCGAGATACGCCATCACTTCCTTGCGTCCGCTGATGGTGCGATGCTGTGGCTCTTGTCGATGCCTCAGCTCTTCTCTGAGTGTCTCAGCTCCCTCTCGCATTGCATTCATGATGAGCTGCCGTAGATCTTCGGGCGTCATCTGAATGGTGACGGGTGTGTAGGTCTGTGTCGTTGGCATATCAGAATGGAGTCTTGTTGATCTCTATTGTCATGTCGGGTGCTGCTATCATCGTGGGCAGCCCCGTCGCCTCTTCGATTGATTGGCGGCAACGCTCTGCATTGGTGTTGCCTGCGGAGAGGTGTATGAGCAGTATCTGTCGTGAGGTGGTCAGGTCATTTGCCCGGAGCGTCCGTAAGCAAGTGCCGTAACTCATGTGCGATCTTGTCGTGCGGTGGTACTGCGCTGGGTGGATAGCCCCTGATGCGAGTCGCTCCTTGATGAGGTCCTCGCTGTAGTTGCATTCGATGAGCCAGTGCGTCACCTTGGGGAAGCGGTATTTAAGTAGGTATGAGTCGGTGAGGAATAGCAGCCTACCCATTTCTTCGTGCTCGATGAGGAAGCCCAGGGGCTCCTCTGCGTCGTGCTCTACGTCGAAGGGAAGGACCGAGAAGCTACCGATCTTCACTGCTCGCTTGCTCGTCAGTATTTGGAGCATAGGGTCGTCACCGAGCTGTAAAGCGTTGGCCGTCCCCCTGGAGCAGTAAAGCGGTACTCTTCGGCTGGTGACCCAGCGGGCCTCACGGGCATGGTCTCCGTGCTCGTGCGATAGGAGGCAACCCGCGAGGTGCTGTAGGTCGAAGTCCAGGGACTGGAGTAGCTGCTGCTTCTTGACTCCGCATTCGATGAGGAGCGTTTCCCCTGACGACGTACGAAGTATGTAGGCATTGCCTGCGCTACTCGATCCGAGGACTGAGAGAGTCATATTAGAATGGTGCTTTTACTTGTTCTTCCTTGGGATTGCCTTCTGCCTTTGCTTCGGAAGCTGGTGGCGTGGTAGGCGTTGCCGTGGGTGGCTCGTAGATCTCGCCCGTCTCTCCGTCGAAGTCGAGGGGCTCGCTTGCGGTCTTGCTCTCGATCTCGTGAGCGACTTTGTTTGTCACATCCTCCACAGAGTCGTATTCGTCGCGGTCTACATAGTGTGCTTCGCCTCGCTCATCGATGACAGCTTGGTCGCTCTTGATAGCGTTCTGCATCTCTACTGAGAGTGGAGCGTACTTACTTAGCAGGAGCTTCAGTACGGTCTTCTTCGCCATAGCGTCAAAGTCCGTTGTCCACTTGCTGGAGGACTTCACCCAAGCCTTCGTGCTCTTGTAGGTCTCGGAGTATCGGAGGGCGTGGGCCTCGACTTCGTCACGTGTCATATATAGGCACTTCGAGAAGCCGTTGGTTAGGCGGAAGTAAGCGACGTAGCCTATGATGGGTAGCGTCTCTCGGTTGGGCTTGGCTACGAAGCGGGTCTCCCCTGTGAGGAGGTCGAAGTCTTGAAGTTCACCCTCCCTGACTTCGGTGACATTGATCGCTTGGAACTGGCCGCTTCGGATGGCAAGCTGTATGAAGCCCTTGTATCCCAGCTGGAACTGCGCCTGTGCTGTGCCGTTCTTTCGGTTGTAAGGGATGACGTAGGCAAAGCCGAGGTTTGGATCGAGTGGCAGATCAAGGGCGGTCGCCTTGATCCCTGCATGGATGATCGTCAGCGGGTCGCAGGCTTGTAGCCCCGTGCTGTTTGCCACCAGTGCTGTGATATTGTTTACGAAAGAGGACTTCTTCGCAGAGAGCACCTGCTGGAGGTAGTCCTGGGTGCGCTGGTCAGCGAGGATCAGGTTGAAGCCCTTGAGCGTGTTGGCTTGGGGCTGTGCTGGCGCGCTGGCCGTTGGTTGGATTGTCTGTGGTGTCATGTTGTCTTAATTGATATGTGTGACGTTTAACTCCTTGTCGTCGGAGACTCGGAGGAGAATGATCTGTGATGTGAGGTCTTCGGGGAGCGTCTGTATGCTCTCGCTGTTGTCTACGAAGACGGGTGCGCATACCTGGTGGTGCTCGCTGAGTACTCGGATAATCTCGAGCCCTGCTGTGATGCGGCTTGCGGTGTTGGCAGCCGTAATGGGGACTCCGTTTACCAGCGGCTGGCAGGTCTCTGTGGGGAACTCTCGGTTCTTGTCATCGATGGTGTACTCGAAGAGTCGGAAGGTCACGCCACGGAAGCGTGAGTTGATCACTCGCTCGCACTCCTCTACCTGGTGCAGTGCCAGGCGGGTGGCTTCGTACTCCTCCTTCTCTGCGTCGGCTATCTGCTGTGCGATTGCCTTGGCTTCATCCTCGAGGATCTTGATGCGGTCTGTGTAGTCGTCCCACTGATCCTGTGAGGCGAGGAGCTTCTTGATCTCGTCGCGTCGGTCGGAGAGCTTCTTGCGCTTGGCTGTGTATGCTTCGGTGCTGTCGGTCTCGATCGTTGCGTTGTCGGCTTGCTTGAGTAGCTCCTGGATCTGCTCCTCGAGTTCGTTGTAGCCTGGGAGCTGCTCAGCTGGTGTGGGCTTTACTGCTTCCTCTTCGGGGAGATCGAGGAGCTCGGCTTGCTGCTTGATGAGTAACGCATTCAGCTTGTCGGCTTCCTCCTCTCGCTGTAAGATGAGAGCGACGCAGTTGTCGGTAGATGCTTCGCACTGGGTGAGCTGCTCTTTGAGAGCCGCTCCGCTTTGTGCGAGTGCGTCGAGTCGTGCTTTCTTCTCGCTCTGCCATACTGCCTCAGCCTTTGCGATCTGCTCGTCGGGGAGTTGTTGGTGGCAGTGTGGGCAGGTGGTCTCACCATTATATATGGTAGCGTGTAGTGTCATCCACTCTTCGCGCTTGGTGAGCACCTCGGCATTGAGCTTTACTTTATTTCCTGCGAGCACTTCGCGCTTCGCATTGAGTGAGGTTGCCTCACTCTTGGCTCGCTCGATGAGCTGCTTCGTCTCGTCGATCTTGTGCTGGAGCTCTCGACGATGTGCGCCTCGCTGGTAGGTCTCTTCGTCGGCTCGCTTGTGCTCCTCGGCAATGAGCTGACGCTGCTTGCTTCGGAGCTCCTGGATCTTGGCCTCTCGCTCGCTGGCCTCCTTATCCTGCTTGCGCAGTCGCTCGGAGCTGCTGGCGATTGCCTTATCTATATCGGTAAGCTCAGCTTCGATACCAGCAAGCTCAGGCTCGAGCGTCTTGCGGTCCTGCCATTGTGGTAGCAGGATGCGCGTCTGATCGATCTTCGGCTGAATCTTGGCTGCGTCCTCCTTGAGCTTCTTCTTGCGAGCCGCAATGCGTCGGCGGAAGTCTGCCAGGCTCTTACCATTGAGCTTGTCTACCAGCCCCTCCCATTCGGGAGAGGAGGCTGCGATCTCTTCGATGCTTGGCGTGTGTGCCACGTCGAAGAGGATAGCGCGCTGGTCCTCCCACTTCAAGGAGGCGAAGAACTCGGGGTTGGTCAGTAGTTTGAATGTCGTCTCGTCGATGAGAGCGGAGAGACGCTTGCCAAACTCCGTGACGCTGACGGGGACGTCGTCCCAGTAGCAGTCGGTGTGGTGGCCTCGGAACACTTCCTCGGCTTGTCCGCGAGGCTTGACCCACTCCTCGACGTAAGCACGTCGGAGTGTGAGGGGCTCGCCATCTACGGAGAGTGTTACGGATACTTCGCAGGGTGCTTTGTCCGTGGTGTTGCCAGCCTCGTCATAGCTCTTGACATCCTCGTCCTTGCGTCCGTTGCGGTCCTTACCGAACAGACACCAAAGGAAGGCATCGAGGTGGCGACTCTTGCCTGAGCCGTTAGGCCCTGCAATGATTGTCTCGTTGGGGGAGAAGGTGGTGGTGCGCTCTCGCTCACCCCTGAAACCTATCATGGTGAGCGACGTCAATCGAATTGTCTTCATAAGTGTCGTGTATTAATGAGTGTCTACTTTGTGGCGCGCTATTGCTCACCCCTGATGTGAGTTGGGTGTTTGTTGCTAACTTAGCGCAGTGTTAATTCCCTTAATGTCTAATTTTAATTTCCCAATCTTATGAGTAAGACAGGAAAGCAGTCTACCTACCGAAGTGCAGAGACTGGTCGCTATGTCACCAAAGACTATGCGGATCGCCATCCTAAAACGACGGTCAAGGAGACTGATCGAAAGCGGGGATAGTCCCCAGCTTTGAGCCCGCCTCAAAGGCGAGGTATTCGATGAGATAGGCATAGGCCTCTTCGCTCTTAGGGCAGAGGCTTATGCCTATACTCTTTAGGATCTCTATCGAGGCATGCACGACCTCGTGTGTGATAGTCGAATGGGTCACTCTGAGTGATAGCCCCTGGCGTATCCATACGACAGAAAGACCTGAGTTCGTAGTGAAGTGTCTCCCGCGCTCATTGACCTTGGGGGTGGCTCTAATTAGATCTTCCTTCTCATCCTCTTCCAGCTGGTCACTGATAGCATCTATAGCTTGCTCCCAGGTGGAGATGATGATCCCCATATCTCGCATATAGACGTCTATGGGGATGATGAATAGCTCATTTTCTATGATCATGATGTTGCGATGGATTGTGGAAATGTTGTCTACTTTGTTGCGTGGTTGCGCTCTCCCGAGTTGGCCACGCTCGTACATTGCAGGCGGGTGCACCCTCACGGGCTTGCCGTCATCAAACGATAAATAAGATTCATCAGTATCGGGTCTGCTGGCCCGATGGGGAGCCGCTCGAAATTGCGGCTGAGTGTCTACTTTTTTTGGTGGCCCTACTCTCCCGAGCAAGACTACCCATCTAACTTAACTAAACAGCAATGTCAGTAATGAAAAACCACTTTGTGTGGCGGCCGCGCCCCTTAAAACACGACCGCCATTCGCAACACAATACACATACGCTAAACAATCCGTATGTTGCTCTTACAATTAGTAGTCATCCCCGTCTCTGTTGTCGTAAATCTCCTTGAGAGTGAAGGGGAATATCGCAGGTGCGAAGATCTGAATGATGATGCGTGGCATATCATTGAAGTGCCAGCCCATAGCGTAGATGGCGAAGGAGAGGAGGGTGAGGATAAGCGAGCAGGTGAGCGTCGCCTTCATCGAAATCTTACGTGTCATAGTCGTATCTCTTATTATTATATGTAGTGTCGTCAGGAGGCTTCCGAGCCTCGGGTGTTCCGTGCCTGCCACGGCTTCGCTCTTTGCGCAATAGGCCAAAGACTAACGACAATGGTTAATCACGTGCAGGCCTTTCACCTGCAGATTAATTCGTATCGCCATTGTTTATATCAAGTATGTCAAAGATCGCGGAGGAATGAGGGCTTAACCCTCGGTGGTGCACAGCCTGTTAACCCTGAAGGTATTTGTATACCGTAGAGCGAGCGAGCTTGTATTTCACTCGTAGACTGTGCACGGCATCTTCTGTACCCATGCCTTCATCTTTCATCTTCGCGAACGCTGCTCTGATTTTATCTGCGCGCTCTGCGAGTATCTTAGACTTTGGCTTGAGGGCTCTTCGTTTCGCCATAGAGGTCTACTTGTTTTGTATTTCGTTATCTTTGTCGGTGTCTATTTTTAGACCCGAGGTTGTTGTCCTCTCTTGGACTACACTACAAAGGTATAACCTTTTTGGTAATATGCAAAACGGATAAGGTTATATCTTTAGTATCAAACAAGTCAAATTGTTATAACCCAAAAGGTTATGGATGAAGAAAAACTTTTGGAGCTTGGCAAATATCTCCGAGAAACTGGGCATACGCAGGCTTCGATAGCCTCCCAGCTCGGTGTAAGTCAGCCGTACGTGAACGCCCTCCTCATGGGACGCAAGGCCTTCGGGAAGCTACAGGCAAAGAAGTGGGGAGATCTGTACGGCCTCTCGCCCTCATGGCTTCTCACTGGCGAAGGCTCTATGCTCAAGGAAGAGAAGGAGAGGGAAGAGGAGGAGTACGAGCTGCTCCCCCGTATCACGGAAGACAAGGGGCGGCCCTACTACGACGTGGATTTCCTCGGAGGCTACGGAGAGTTTGCAGATGACCCAGCAAGCGCACCCGTTACCTATATGATAGACTACCCACCATACAATAAGGAGGGCGTGTTCTACATGAATGTCCGCGGGGATAGCATGTCGCCTGAGATTAACAGCGGTGACTTAGTTGCACTCCGTCCTATCGAAGCGTGGTACGACTTCCTTCTCCTCGGGAAGGTCTACGCTATCGTCACCCTATCGGGGCAGCGCACGATCAAGCGTCTGCGTCGTGGTAGCGACAGCGAACACTATACACTCGAACCCATCAACCCAGCATACGAGAGCCAAGAGATACCAAAGACACAGATCGAGCGCGTCTTCGAAGTTCTCGGTGGAATACGTAGATATGAATAGCCATGGCAAAAGAAAATCCAACTCCCGTTAAGAGGTCATACCTGTACCGAAGCACCTATGTTTGGGTTGCTTTGATCCTAAGTATTGTATCCCTTGGATCTACGCTGTATGTAGCACTATCTTTCCCTCTAATGCGAGACTGGATGGACTATCTATGGCCTATACCTCTATCCTCCCTCGCATCACTCCTCCTTATCCTTATCCTTGGGCGCGAAGTAAAAGCCCTTGGCGACCATCGCGTGGAGAGCTCCCCTGAATATATTTTGGAGGCTGATGCCAAGAGAATGTTAGCCCACGCTATATTCATTGTTGGTGCAGGTACATTGATTTCCGCATCAATGGGGGGTAGTGGTAATTTCACATTGCTCATAGGGGGTACTATATTCACTACCGCTGTGATGTTTTTGGTGATCTTCGAAGCAAAAGAAAGGGCGACAAACATCAAATTGGGATCAATATCCTCTCAAGCTGATAAGATCAAGGAGGTGGAGCATCATGTTAATGCCATTAACCACAGACTCAGCGAACAAGAAAAGCTGATGCAGGAGATATTAAAGGAGCTGAAAGAACTCAAGGAGTCCTCCTCGAGAGCCAGTGGAGGTGTTGCATAATCTGCAACAACTCACAACCATTTCGGTGAAGCCAACGAAATGGTTTTACAATAACATCCCCCACACAACATGCTACCTATACGTCGCACCTGCCACTTCTTCCTGGATCCGCAGAAGGGGTGGACCGCTCTCAAGATACGCTACCGCATACGCTATGCAGGATACGTGACTAACGTAGCCGTGGGGCATCGTGCAGAGCCAAGCAAATGGAGCACAGAGGCCGAACGCTGCCTAAAGAATACCAGCCACGGAGACAAGCGTACGCCAGCTGCTGCAATCAACAGAGCTATCCAATACGTCGAGGAGTCAATGGAGCGAGCCTTTACCTACTTCGAGGGAGAGGAGCGACTACCAAGCCCCGAGGAACTCAAAGCCAAGTATAACGAGTACCTGCAGTCTGCTCTCGGCATCGAGGAGACCAAGGCGCAGGCAATACTTCCCGAGGACAACAGCACTATCGTAGCCATCTTTGACGCCTTCGTCGCATCGGAGAGCGTGAGACGTAGCTGGAGCGAGCGACACAATGCAAACATACGCACGGCACGTATGCACGTATCTGAGTATGCTGGCAAGGATACCCTGGACCACATCAGTAGCGAGTGGGTGGCAGGCCTTATCACCTACCTCACCACGAAGCGAGGACTCCTCAACACATCAATAGACAAGACGCTGCGCATATTAAAGAGCGTCCTCTACTGGGCACAAGGCCAGGGGCTATATGAAAAGGATTACCGACGCTTCTTCGACGTACGTCTCAAGGGCATCGACGCAAACAGAGCCGAGGTATATCTCACCTGGGAAGAGCTGAGTAGTCTTGTCTCCGTGGATCTCAGATTACATTCAGAGCGAGTAGCCCGCGACCTCTTCTGCTTCCTCTGCTTTACAGGGCTTCGCTACTCCGACCTCAAGAAGCTGACCCACGACAGCATCACACCTACCTCCATCAGGTACTACGCTCAGAAGACCGACCAACTCATCGAGGTAAACCTCAATGACCACGCCCGTGCTATACTCGCAAAGTATGAAGGAGGGGAAACCCCACTGCCTCCAATGGCAGAGCAGCGACTCAACAGAACTCTCAAGAGCGTCTGCGAACAGGCAGGCATCAACGCTCCCGTCACACGACTACGCTACTCAGGACGCCACCGCATCGAGGAGACCCTGAAAAAGTATGAGGTCATAACCTCGCACGTCGGCCGTCACACCTTCGTGGTGCAGGCCCTCACTCTCGGCATCCCCTCTGAGGTTATCAGAAAATATACTGGCCACAAGACCGAAGCAACCATGCGCCCGTACATCGCAATAGCCGATACTCTCAAGGCGCAAGAAATGGAAAAGTTCAATCGTCCCCTGCTCGAGAAAAAGAGGACGAATAGAGGACGATTTTAGTAGCGTTATATTGCTTCCTATTGTTCCCTATTATCTCGAGCCCACTACGCAAGCCCGCTCCGCAAGCGCAATAGAGGATAATAGAGGGTAATAGAGAGTGATTATTGATACTCCCACTCTGGGTACAACTACTTACAGGAAGCCCCTACGTAAATCAATGATTTGCGTAGGGGCTATTTTTTCGAAGAAGATGCCATTTATCCCAAAGACACATGCTATCCAATCGTATAAGTCCAGTAGCTTCCGACAAATAAATCCAGGCACTTTATTCCTCCCTTAGACACCGTCCAGTAGGTAGTTTACTTCGCTCCAGCACCCCGATATATCAATTCTATAAATACACACATAGATAGAGGCTATCAAACTAAGGGCTCATTATCAGGGTTATCGGGCCTCTCGGGTTGCAGTCCACTCACTCGTTTGCTCTATCTTTGTCCGAACCGGATTCATCCGACGAAATTATCATTCTCACCCTCTCATCGACCCTATGCCGACTGAGTCACCAAAACCCAATTTCTTCGTGCGAGCCTTCCGCCTCTATCGCGATGGCTTCCGAGGATTGACCCCGACAAGCAAGAAGCTTTGGCTCATCATTGTGCTGAAGCTCTTCATCATGTTTGCTATCCTGCGCGCCTTCTTCTTCCCTAATCACGTCAAGCAGCAGGCCAAGGAGCAGCATATCGAGCGATCTGAGTTCGTCGGTGACGAGCTCCTCAATCGTCGTGCGCCAGGCGATACCGTCGCTCGATGACGTTCCTTCTCTTCATGCGAGATAAACATATCAAACTCTAATAACTATTTACAATGGATCTAGAATCTTTAGTCTCATGGTCGCGGGCACAGTTTGCCCTGACGGCCATGTATCACTGGCTCTTCGTCCCGCTGACCCTCGGCCTGGGGGTCATCATGTCACTGGCTGAGACGAAGTACTATCGCAGCGGTGATGAATTCTGGAAGAAGTCCACGAAGTTCTGGCAGAAGCTCTTCGGGATTAACTTCGCTATCGGCGTAGCTACGGGGATCATCCTCGAGTTCCAGTTCGGGACCAACTGGTCGAACTACAGCTGGTTCGTCGGTGACATCTTCGGTGCACCCCTCGCTATCGAAGGGATCCTCGCCTTCTTCATGGAGTCGACGTTCATCGCCGTGATGTTCTTCGGTTGGGGGAAGGTCAGCAAGGGCTTCCACTTAGCCTCCAGCTGGCTCACTATCATCGGGGCTACTATCTCTGCAGTATGGATCCTCATCGCTAACGCTTGGATGCAGAATCCTCAGGGTATGGTCTTCAACCCCGATACGATGCGCAATGAGATGAGTGACTTCTGGGCTGTAGCACTCTCACCCACGGCTATCATCAAGTTCCTCCATACGGTCACCTCGTCTTGGACGCTCGGTACGTTCTTCGCACTCGGTATCTGTGCACTCTATCTCCTGCGTAAACGCAACGTAGAGTTCGCTCGCCGCAACCTCAAGATCATCGCCCCCTTCGGCTTCGTAGCAGCACTGCTGACGGCTATGACCGGGCACAGCTCGGCTGTCGACGTCGCTACCAACCAGCCTATGAAGCTCGCTGCCATGGAGGCTATCTACGACACGGGTAAGTGCACCGGCGAAGGCTGTACGGAGGATGGCAAGGGCATCGGCCTCGGCATAATCGGCCTGCTCAACCCCGATAAGCAGCTCCCCGACGATGGCAAGCCCTCACACCTCTTCAACATCGAAGCGCCCCGCCTCCTCTCTTACATGGTCGCTGGCACGGGCACGCACTACGTACCTGGCGTGATCAACATCCTCGAAGGTGGCTACCGTCAGCCCGATGGTAAGATCGCCATCTCTACGGAGGAGAAGATGCGTCGTGGTCGTATCGCTATCGATGCTCTCAATGCCTTCCGTGCCGCTCGCAAGGCTGGGGATAGCATCTCCGCTGAGCAGCACCGCACTGTACTGATGGAGAACTTCCCCTACTACGGCTATGGCTACTTCACCAGCAAGTATGAGACGGTCCCCAACATCCCTCTGACCTACTACTCCTTCCGTGTCATGGTCGGGCTCGGTAGTGCCTTCCTTCTGCTCTTCCTCATCCTGACGTGGTACGCCTACAAGCGTAATGAGAAGCTCGCCTCTACTCGCTGGCTCCTCTGGGCAAGTATCATCCTCACTCCTCTGGCATGGGTAGCAAGTGAAGCTGGCTGGGTAGTGGCCGAAGTGGGTCGTCAGCCCTGGACTATCCAGAACCTCCTACCCGTCCATGCAGCTATCTCGAAGATCGAAGCTTCGTCGGTGATGATCACCTTCGCACTCTTCTTCCTACTCTTCACGATCATGCTCGTGGCTGAGATCAACATCATGCGCAAGGCTATCAAGCAGGGCCCTGATCAGCACTAAGCTCCACGAAGTCATCTAATCAAGCTAAGCAAACGATTTATTATGGACTACGCATTCTTCCAAGAATACTGGTGGCTCTTAGTCTCCGTCCTCGGTGCTCTCCTCGTCTTCCTGCTCTTCGTGCAGGGGGGCCAATCGCTCTTCTTCAGCATTGGCAAGGAACAGCTCGACCGTAAGCTCCTCGTGAACTCTATCGGCCGTAAGTGGGAATTCACCTTCACTACGCTGGTCGTCTTCGGCGGTGGCTTCTTCGCCTCCTTCCCCCTCTTCTACTCGACCAGCTTCGGCGGTGCCTACTGGGTGTGGATGCTCATCCTCTTCTGCTTCATCATCCAGGCAGTCTCCTATGAGTATCAGAATAAGAATGGTAATGTGCTCGGTAGCCGCACCTACCAGACGTTCCTCTTCATCAATGGCCTCCTCGCTCCGATTCTCCTCGGTGCCGCTGTATCGACCTTCTTCACGGGCTCAACCTTCATGGTGAACCGCGATGCTATCGCTAACCTCTCCGGTGCCAGCCAGGTCATCTCCGAGTGGCTCCCCTACAAGGGTATCCAGCTCCACGGCCTCGAAGCAGTGCTCAACATCTGGAATGTCGTCTTCGGCCTTGCCGTCTTCTTCCTCGCACGTACCACGGCGCTCCTCTTCTTCATCAACAACATCGATGATGAGACGATCTACAAGCGCTCACGTGGTGCACTCGCTTGGAACGCCGCTATCTTCCTCATCCTCTTCCTCGCCTACCTCTTCTTCCTTCTCACGAAGCAGGGCTTCGCTTACGATCCTGCTAACCCCGAGGTCACCTATCTCGTGGACTACAAGTACTGGAAGAACCTCATCGAGATGCCCGCAGTCTTTGCGATCTTCTTCATCGGGGTGGTGCTCGTGCTGGCAGGTATCCTGCTGACGCTCCTCAAGGAAGGCTTCCGCAAGGGGATCTGGTTCGAAGGTATCGGTGTCGTCCTCACGGCACTCGCCCTCTTCCTCATCGCTGGGTGGAACAATACCTCCTACTACCCTGCCTACAGCGCAGATATGCCCGAGCTGATCAACCACTCACTGAATATCCGCAATAGCTCATCGAGCTCCTTCACTCTGAAGGCGATGAGTTTCGTATCGCTACTCATTCCCTTCGTCTTAGCGTACATCGTCTACGCTTGGCGCGCGCTCGACCTGCACAAGATCACGCGCAAGGAGATGCTCGACCCAGATGGACACAACTATTAGTCCGCTGCTCGGGTAGCTACCCGCACAAAGCGATCGCCCCAAGGAGTAAGCCACTGGCTCATCTCCTTGGGGCGATCGCTATTTATATCGGACTGCTTATGGGAAAGGTCTACAAAGAGACCATTGCGCAAGGCCACCTCTTCTCAGCTTGCACCTTCCTCCTTCGAACTTCTCAATCTAAAGCCTCCGCTTTTCGAGGGAAGAAGGTGCAAGCTGAGAAGAGGTGGCCTTGCGCAATATTCTCTATAGGTATATGGGTACGTGTGTAGAGCTATATAGGATGGCGAAGAAAGCTATATAGCTTTGGCCTGATTCCTATATAGCTTTACTTGGATTCCTATATAGCTTT